ATCACCAGTAAGTTCTGGATCAACGGTTTATAGATTAGCTGAGGGTAATGTTACCGTTATATCTGGAGTTTCCGCGGCTATCTAAATAGTAAAAAGCTATAGTATATAAATGGCGCAACCCTCTTCTAGGCAAGAATTGATTGACTACTGTCTGAGACAGTTGGGTGCCCCTGTAGTTGAAATTAATGTCGCTGATGAGCAGGTCCAAGATTTATTGGATGACGCTATCCAAATGTTCCAACAGAGACATTTTGACGGGGTAATTCAGACATTCTTAAAGTATGAGGTTACTCAAGCAGATCTTGACAGAGCTAAAGCAGTTCCCCCTGGGGCTCCAAGTGGAAGGGGTTCAGAGGGTATGGTGTCAACAACTGCAACTGGTAATATTGGAGGAACTTCCACAACATTCACATATTATGAAAACAGTAACTACCTTGAGATTCCAAGTGATGTAATTGGTATCAATAAAGTATATCAGTGGGATGCCCTGATGGGTATTGATTCCAGAAACATGTTTAGTATGAAGTATCAGATGTTCCTCAATGATATGTATTACTGGGGGACTACTGATATTCTTTCATATTCGATGGGTAGAAGTTACCTCGAAACACTGAACTTCCTTCTTAATACACACAAGGCAATCAGATTTAATCAAAGACAAGATAGGATGTATCTTGATGTTTCTTATGATGACTTGAATGTTGGTGACTATTTAATTATTGATTGTTGGAAAGTCCTTGATCCAAATGATTCTACTGGTGTTTTCAATGATCCTTTCTTGAAGAGATATCTGACAGCATTGATCAAAAAACAATGGGGTCAGAACTTAATCAAGTTCCAAGGTGTCAAACTACCTGGTGGCATTGAGTTTAATGGTAGACAAATCTTTGACGATGCTCAAGCTGAACTCGATAAGATTGAGGAGAAGATGTTGAGTACATATGAGATTCCACCTCTTGATCTTATCGGGTAAGATGTTATGCTTAATCCATATTTTCTCAATGGTTCCAAGAACGAACAGAACCTAATACAGAGCCTAGTAAACGAACAGCTCAAAATGTATGGGGTAGAGGTATACTACCTCCCAAGACAATATGCAACTGAGAAGACGATAATCAAGGAGGTTATCGAATCGAAGTTTGAACATGCATATCCACTTGAAGCATATATCGATAGTTATGAAGGATTTGGTGGTCAGGGAACACTCCTGTCCAAGTTTGGTATCATGGAGAAAGATGATCTGACACTGGTCGTCTCAAGGGAGAGATTTTCAGAATATATCTCACCTTTCATGAAAGATATTCCCAATATGAAGGGTGTTACTCATAGACCAAGAGAAGGTGACCTTATTTGGTTCCCACTTGGTGAGAAACTATTTGAAATTAAGTATGTTGAGCATGAACAACCTTTCTATCAGTTAGAGAAGAACTATGTTTATCAACTGAAGTGTGAACTCTTCAGATACGAAGACGAAGTCATCGACACTGGTGTAGAGGATGTTGATGATGAGATTACAGAAGTCAGTACAGGATATACTCAAACTTTAACTGTTGTTGGTGTCGCATCTGATGCTTTGGCTACAGCTACTCTCTGTAGTGGTGGATCTGTAAAAGAAATTTCCATCACCAACATGGGCAATAATTATAATATTGCTCCGATTGTGGCATTTAGTTCAGCACCTTCTGGTGGTATTACTGCTACTGGCATTGCAACAATCACAACTGAATATGTTGGATGTAGTGGTCCAGGATCAGGAAAGGTTTCTGATATTCTCATAACCAATGCTGGTTGTGGATATACAGTGGCACCTAAGATTACACTCACAACTCCAAAGGGTTACAGTGGTTCTGGGGCCGCGGCCACTACAGGTATCAGCACAACTGGTTCAGTACATCTCGTCACTGTCACTTTCGGTGGTAGTGGTTATATTACTCCACCATCAATTGGTATCTCTACACCGAAACATGTCGGAGCAGCTGCAACGGCTGTTCTTGGTCTCCCATCGCAAGCTGGAGCTGGTGTGAGTGTCATTTCCGCACCAATCAGTATCGGAGCTTCGGCATATTTGTTCCCACATGGAACAACTGGTGGTGTCTATTATAAGACAGCTCCAATTGTTACATTTGATCCTCCAACTGGAACTGGAAATGGAGCTCTTGGTGCAGCCACAATAGATGATCCTGGACTGTATGGAGGAACCGTACAGAGTCTTGCAATCACCACAGAAGGTAAGTTCTATACCTCAGTCCCAACAGTAACAATAAGTCATCCTGGTACATCATTCGTTTCAGCTACAGTTGATATTGGTGGAGGTCTTGATGGTTCATCAATCGACCCATCACTGACAGCATTCTCCACGACAGGAAGAGCATATACAACAGCTCCAATTGTTGCCATCAATACATCAGGGACGATGTCAGCCCCATCAGTACAGGCTGTTGGTATTGCTACGATTCACCCAATCACAGGTGTTGTTACTGCAATCTCATTTAATCCATCGGATCCATGGGCTGTTGGAACTTCAGCAACCATCGGTGTTGGTTACACTGTTCCACCTTCTATTAGTTTCTCTGGTGGTCCCTCACCAGTTCAAGCCACAGCATCGGCTACAGTATCTGTCGCTGGTACAGTTACATCACTCTCCATTGGCAATAGTGGATTTGGTTATAACTCTACTCCTACCGTTTCTATCTCTGCTCCAGCTGGTGTTACCACACAATTCACAGCAACTGGTATTGCAACGATAAGATTTGACTCAATCAGTACGGTTGGAACAATTGGTATCGGTTCAACAGTTATCACTGGAATCAACACTACCAACATGATTGTGGGTGATAGAGTCAGACTTGGAACTGGATATGATTCTCACCTTCCAGAGGTCCAAACATTCCCAGATCCTACTCACATAACTGGTATTGGTGCCTCTACTCTGTTTATCAGTCAAACCACAACCAACGTTGCAATTACAACAACGTCAATTGAGGTTGGTATTCAGAACTGTGGTATTGTCACTGGTATCAGTATAACCTACGGTGGTGGTGGATATCTGACTCCACCTGTAGTCACTATTACTAATGACACTGGTGAGAAAAATTATGTTGATGAAGTTATTGGTGTAACCACAGCAACCGCTGGTTCTGTCATTGATGCTTCAAGTACAGTATCTTCCATACACATCATCAATAGTGGAACAAAATATGTTCTTACACCAGATGTTGTGGTTGGTGGTATTGGCAATACCAATGGTGGTTCTGGTTCATTCATCTTTAATGAAACTATAATTGGTTCCCAATCAGGAACTCAAGCTAGAGTCAAGAACTGGAATTCTACAACTAATAGTTTGGAAATTTCTATTGTCACTGGTGACTTCATTGTGGGTGAGAGAATTGTAGGACAAGAGTCTGAAGCTGACTACATGGTTAGATTAGTGACTGAAGATGACATAGTTGACACCTTCGCTGATAACGATACCTTTGAGACTGAAGGAGATAAGATCATTGACTTCAGTTCCGACAACCCCTTTGGGATGCCTTAACTCTAAATAGTAGCAAATAAACACTAGACTGATGTTTGAGTATTTCTATAATGAAATCTTCAGATCCGTAATCATCGGATTTGGATCAATGTTTAATGGAATTGAGATTCAACACAAGAATGAGGCTGATAATACAATTAGCACTCTTAAAGTTCCATTAGCGTATGGACCTACTCAGAAGTTTCTTGCTAGAATTGAACAGCAAGCAAACCTGAACAAGTCAACTCAGATGTCTCTCCCAAGGATGGCATTTGAGTTTACTGACCTGCAGTATGACCCCACCAGAAAGTCAACTCAAACACAACAATTTGTAGTTAAGAATCAGAGTGGAAGTGAAATTAAGAAAGGATATGTTCCTGTCCCCTATAACATGACCATTCAGTTGTCAATCATGACAAAACTGAATGATGATATGTTGCAGATTGTAGAACAGATCTTACCTTACTTCCAACCAGCATATAATCTACCAATCAACTTCTTGGGTGACTTCAAGGAGAAAAGAGATATTCCCATTCAACTTGAGGGTATTTCGATGGAAGATGATTATGAGGGCAACTTTGAAACGAGGAGAGCTCTTGTATATACTTTAACATTTACAGCTAAAACGTTCCTGTTTGGTCCTCTGTCCGATGTATCAGGTGATATTATCAAGAAGGTTACTGTTGGTTATGTTGCTGGTTCCGCAGGACCAGGTCTCAGAAATCCAGAAAGAGACCTCACATACAGAGTTGTACCAAGAGCTGTCCAGGACTATGATGACAGTTATGTCACTACGATTGCTGAAGACATCGATTTGACAGAGAAGGTTATTCAAGTTGCAGATGCTACTCAACTCTCAGCAGCAACATACATTCAAATCGGTAAAGAAGAGATGTATATTGAGAAAGTCTCTGGTAATAAACTGACAGTTAAGAGAGGTCAAGACACCTCTACAGTTGCAGAACATGTTCTTGGTGCTGGTGTTGCAACAATCACATCCAATGACTCTAACTTCATTGAAGTTGGAGACGACTTTGGATTTGATGGTAATATCTTCTGAGGATAATTTATGTCTGATAAGTATGAGAAGCTCGATGAAACCTTCAACACCGAACCAATTGAGGTAGAGGTACAGAAGGCGGACACAAATGCTAAGATTGAAAAGATTAAGTCAGGTCAAGAGGATGTCAGGAGAGACTACGAATACACAAGAGGCAATCTCTATTCCATCATTGAGAAGGGACAGGAGGCCATTGATGGTATTCTTGAGTTGGCTCAAGAGAGTGAGATGCCAAGAGCATATGAAGTTGCTGGCCAGTTAATCAAAAACGTGGCTGATGCTACTGATAAACTTCTGACATTACAGCAGAAACTGAAGGATGTAGAAGAAGAGAAAGAATCTAAGGGTCCAACCACTGTCAATAATGCACTTTTTGTTGGTTCAACGGCTGAACTTCAGAAATTATTGAAGAAAGGCATGAATGATAAATAGAAAGAACGGGAGAGAAATCCCAAAGTATTCTTACTAATACCTGACATGTCGCGCGACGAGCACAATAATTTACCTTCATATAGGGATTTCATGGAAAATCCCGATGATTTACCGTCAGTAGAAGAATTTAAAGAAGAAAATCTACCCTCAGTCGAAGATTTTCTCGAAAAAACTGTAGAAGAAGAGACCCAGACCATCGAAAATTCTGATGGAGAGTCATTTCTGGAAGTAACTGACGTTGTTCAGTCTCCAGAATGGTCGGAATTGGTCCGTTTGGTCAATGATGTAAGAAAAGATATTCCAGAAATACCTGAAATTAGGTATTATGATGATCAATTAGAGGAAATTAGTGCGAATATTTCACAAATTCAATCAGATTATGCAAAAAGTGAAAAAATTGATGTCCTAAGTGTCCAAAATGAGGAATTTGAGGGCAAGTTAACTGAAATTGAGTCAAAAATCCCTACGGTCAAG